ACGGGAAACGACGTACAACTCCTACTACGGGCGAATATTGAGGCATTTTATAACAACTGTCGATTCATCTTCACCTGTAACTACAAGAACAAGATTATTGAACCTCTTCACTCCCGATGTGCCGTCATTGACTTCACCATCAAAGGGAAGCAAAGAGTTCAACTTGCAGGTAGTTTCTTTCAACGACTTCAGACAATCTTGGATACGGAAAAGATTGAGTATGATGAAAAGGTCGTTGCGGAACTGGTTACAAAACACTTCCCAGATTTTCGTAGGGTCCTGAATGAGATTCAACGATACTCTACAGGTGGTAAAATTGACTCTGGCATTCTCGCATCCTTCTCTGATGTTTCTGTAAATGATCTCATTAAAAGTCTCAAAGAAAAAAACTTCCCAGAAGTTCGTAAATGGGTCGTCAATAATCTTGATAATGACTCTAGTGTATTGCTTCGTCGTGTTTACGATGCTCTTACTACATCCCTCGAAAACCCTAGCATTCCTGCTGCTGTGCTTATTATTGCTAAGTATCAGTACCAGATTGCATTTGTTGCCGATCAAGAAATTAATCTTTTGGCAGCGTTGACTGAAATTATGTGTGAGTGTGAGTTTAAATGAAAGTAAGAACTTTTCCACTAAAGACCTGCCTTAGATATCCTGGAGGCAAATCTAAAGCAACCAAAACTCTTGCTCCTTGGTATCCTGAGAACTTTAAAGATTATCGGGAACCTTTTATTGGTGGAGGTTCTGTTGCGTTTTATACTACCCAAGCATATCCTGATGTTCCCATCTGGATTAACGATCTTTATGTTCCTCTTTATAATTTCTGGGTTCAACTCAGAGATAATGGGGAAGAACTTTCCGAACGATTGAAAGAGATCAAAACTAAAGCATCTGACTTTGGAACTCAAGATGAGAAAGATGCTGCTCATAAAGAACTATTCAATCAGACTCGTGTAGATATTAATAGTCAAGAGGGATTGGAGAGAGCAGCAAGTTTCTTTGTTTTGAATAAGTGTAGTTTCTCTGGACTGACAGAGAACAGCACATTTTCTGTAACTGCTTCTCGTTCTAATTTTTCCTTTGTTGGTATTGAGAAACTGAAAGAATATTCCAAGTTGATGAAGAACTGGAGGATTACAAATATTGATTACTCTGAAGTGATGAATGCTTCTGGTGATGATGTATTTGTATTTCTTGACCCTCCGTATGACATCAAAGATTTCCTTTATGGGAAAGATCGTGAAATGCACAAGTCATTTGATCATGATGTGTTTGCTGAGAATGTCTACAAGTGTCCTCATAAGTTCATGATTACCTATAATGTGAATGATAGACTTCTGGAACTTTACAAGAATTACGAACTAACTTATTGGAAACTTCGTTATTCAATGGCACATCGTGGTGATAAGGGAACTGATGAGAATGTAAAAACAGAACTGTTGGTTACCAATTATCCAATTGTAAAAAGTAATCCTTTGGAGAGTATGTTGTATGCCTGAACTTAAGGATTGGTTAAATTCTATCAACTTTACAAAGGAAGATCTTTCGGAGGATATCAATTCATATCCACCATTTATCGTCAATCGTTGTTTGTCTGGTCACATTGATTGTGTTTTATTTGCCAATGAAATGAATATGTACGCAAGTCTACCAAAAGATATGCAATATTCTTTCTATCTAAATAGTCTTAGGAAACGGAAGAGATTTTCTCCCTGGCTCCGTAAAGATAAAGTCAAAGATTTAGAATGCGTTAAACAATACTATGGTTATAGTAATGAGAAGGCATCCCAAGCTTTGAAGATTCTAAATAAAGAACAACTTAATTTTATTAAACAACGACTTGAAACTGGCGGAACGAAATGACTACTCAAACAATTGAACCACAAGTAAACTGGTCTCCCGATATGATGGTGGAGGTCGTTTTGAATGAACCTGATGATTTTCTGAAAGTTCGTGAAACTTTGACTCGTATCGGAGTTGCTTCCAGAAAGGAGAAAAAACTCTATCAATCTTGTCACATTCTCCATAAACAAGGTAGATACTACGTTGTTCACTTTAAGGAATTGTTTGCTCTGGACGGCAAGCACGCAAACCTTACAGTAAATGATGTTCAACGTAGGAATCGTATCACCAGACTTCTTTCGGATTGGGGTCTTATCACTGTAGTAAAAGAAGACTCTATTTCAGATATTGCTCCTTTGAATCAAATCAAAGTTCTTGCATATAAGGATAAAAATGATTGGATTCTGGAACAAAAGTACAATATTGGTAAGAAAGGTAAGGGTCAGGAAACCGAATGATTCTGTAGGGAGTTCAACACTCCCTTTTTTTGTGTTTGTCTTATAATTAGTAGTGGATGCCGTAAGGATCCACAAAACACAAACTCGCTTTTAAAGGAGATACAATAATGCCTAACCTTACAACCTCACGGTTTACACATACGGATCTTCCTAGCCTTCTGGATAAGATCACTCGCAACAGTATTGGGATGGATGAATATCTTGATCGAATCTTTAATGTTCACGAAACTACATCAAACTATCCACCATACAATCTTATTCAGATAAGTAATGTAGAATCCCATCTAGAAATTGCTCTTGCTGGGTTCAAAAAGGAGGAAGTTCATGCGTACACAGAGTATGGAAAACTTTTTGTCGAAGGACAAAAATCAGATTCCGAATCGGACAGGACGTTTATCCACAAGGGTTTGGCTCAAAGAAGTTTTAAACGAGCCTGGACATTATCAGACGACACAGAAGTTTCCAACGTCACATTTGAAGACGGACTCCTCAGAATTGAACTGAAAAAAATTGTACCGGAACATCATGTTCGTAAGGACTATATCTAAATAAAAATAAAAAATGAAATCATTCGACGAATTCAAAACAATAGCATATAAGAACGCAGTTCCTCACACTGTTTATTCTGGAGGAAAACAAAAACAAATTCCAAAAGGAAAAGCAGTTCCTAAGAGATCATCATCGAGTGCTGGAGGAAACGGTAATGGTGGTGATGGAGGTGGAGGAGATGGTGGCGAATAAATAGAATTGAATATCGTCGGCGCAAGAGGGGCAAGTGGCAAAATCCACTTGACGCCCCTCATTTTTATTGGTATAGTAGTTAAAGGTATTGGAGTATTATGACTGTAAAACTTGCTCATTTGAAATCTGGAGAGAATATTATTTCTGATATTCAAGAGATGTTGGTTGGTGAAGGAGAGAATAGTAGAGTTGTAGGGTATCTTTTCAATAAACCACAGGTTGTTCTTCTTAAAGATTTTGAAATTGTTTCAAAGAACAACGAAGATACACTTAAGCACTCTTTTGATATCAATCTTTTTCCTTGGATTCCATTTACTAAAGATGAACAAGTTCCAGTTCCCACTGATTGGGTAGTTACACTGGTAGAACCTTTGGAAAAACTAAAGGATATGTATGAAAAAAATGTATTGAAAATTGGAGAAAAAAATGACGAAGTTGATTTTACTGATGAACAATCAGATGCTGGTCTCACAGATTGAAGAAGTTCCATCAGAACTTGGAGAACCAGACTGTAAACTGATTGAACCATTCATTTTGAATGAAAAAGATGAGACTTTATCTCCATGGTTAGTTGGTGTTTGTTCTCAAAACACTTTCATGATTCACTCAGATAAGATTCTGACAATCGCAGATCCCAAACCAACACTACTTGAAAAATACCAGAACCTGATTAAATGAGATTTTATACCAACGTGCAAATGATCGGGAATCAGTTTCTCGTTCGTGGTTATGATAATGGTAAACATGTAATGTTCAAAGAAGAGTTTTCACCAACTCTCTTTGTTCCTAGCAAAAAAGAATCAAAATACAAGACTCTTGACGGAGAAAATGTAGAACCTATTGTTCCTGGTTCTGTTCGAGACTGTCGAGAGTTTTATAAAAAATACGAAAATGTAGATGGATTCAAGATCTACGGAAATGATCGGTATGTCTTTCAATATATTTCTGAGAAGTATCCGGAGAATGAAATTAAGTTTGATATTACTAAAATCAAACTCACAACTCTTGATATTGAGGTAGCTTCTGAGAACGGATTTCCTGATACAGAATCTGCTTCTGAAGAAATCCTGACAATTACTATTCAGGATTATGCTACCAAGAAAATTATTACCTGGGGAATTAAACCTTTTAATAATACCCAATCCAATGTTAGGTATATTGAGTGTGGTTCTGAGTATCAACTCCTCCAAAATTTTCTTGACTACTGGACAAAAAATATTCCAGAAGTGATTACTGGATGGAACATTCAGTTCTACGATATTCCCTATATTTGTCGTCGTCTCAATCGAGTTCTTGGTGAGAAGATGATGAAAGCATTTTCGCCTTGGGGTCTTGTGACTGAACGGGAAGTTGTTGTAATGGGTCGAAAGCAGATTTCTTATGATGTTGGTGGTATTACTCAACTAGACTATCTTGATCTTTATAAGAAGTTCACTTATAAGGCACAAGAATCTTATCGTCTGGACTACATTGCCGAAGTGGAACTAGGTCAGAAAAAACTAGATCACTCTGAGTTTGATACTTTCAAGGATTTCTATACTAAGGATTGGCAAAAGTTTGTAGAATATAACATTGTTGACGTAGAACTTGTTGACCGTCTGGAAGACAAGATGAAACTGATTGAACTTGCGATTACCATGGCATATGATGCTAAGGTAAACTATGCTGATGTGTTCTTTCAGGTGCGAATGTGGGACAACATTATCTACAACTACCTTAAGAAACGGAATATTGTTATTCCCCCTAAAGAAAATAGTGCTAAGGATGCCAAATATGCTGGTGCTTATGTAAAGGAACCTAAACCTGGAGTGTATGATTGGGTCGTTAACTTTGACCTTAACTCTCTATATCCTCACCTGATTATGATGTATAACATCTCTCCAGAAACTCTAATGGACGAGAGGCACCCAACTGCTTCTGTAGATAAGATTCTTAATCAACAGGTAAGTTTTGAGTTGTATAAGGATTATTCTGTGTGTGCTAACGGTGCGATGTTCCGAAAGGATTTTCGTGGAATGCTGCCAGAACTAATGGAAAAGATGTATAACGAACGTGTTATCTTCAAAAAGAAGATGATTGCTGCAAAGAAAGAATATGAGAAGACTCCTACCAAAGAACTGGAGAAAGAAATCTCTAGGTGTAATAATATCCAAATGGCAAAGAAAATTTCACTTAACTCTGCCTATGGGGCCATTGGAAATCAGTACTTTCGTTATTATAAACTTGAGAATGCGGAGGCCATTACTCTTAGTGGACAGGTTGCCATCCGATGGATCGAAGGAAAAATGAATGCCTATCTGAATAAGATTCTAAAAACAGAAGGAGAAGATTATGTTATTGCTTCAGATACTGATTCTATCTATCTTAATATGGGTCCTTTGGTTGAACGTGTATACAAAGGAAGAGAGAAAACTACTGAGAGCATTGTTTCGTTCCTTGACAAGATCTGTCAAATGGAACTTGAAAAGTATATTGAAAGTTCTTACCAAGAATTGGCTGACTATGTGAATGCTTATGATCAGAAGATGTTCATGAAACGTGAAAATATTGCTGATCGTGGCATCTGGACTGCTAAGAAAAGATACATTCTTAATGTATGGGACAGTGAAGGGGTTCGATATTCCGAACCTAAACTGAAGATCATGGGCATTGAGGCAGTTAAATCATCTACACCAGCACCTTGCCGTAAGATGATTAAGGATGCACTCAAACTTATGATGAGTGGAACTGAAGATGATGTGATTGACTTTATTGAAAAGAGTCGGAATGAGTTTAAAAAACTGCCCCCAGAACAAGTTTCTTTTCCTCGTTCTGCTTCTGATGTAAATAAGTATAGGTCTAGTTCTTCAATCTACGAAAAGGGAACTCCGATTCATATTCGTGGAGCACTTCTGTTTAATCACTATATTAAGCAGGCAAATCTAACAAACAAGTACTCCTTGATTCAAAATGGAGAGAAGATTAAGTTCTGCTACCTCAAAAAACCCAACTCTATTCATGAGAATGTAATCTCATATATCCAAGATTTTCCCATTGAACTTGGGATTGACAAATACATAGACTACGATTTACAATTTGAGAAAGCATTTCTCGAACCTATGAAAGTCATTCTTGATTCTATCGGATGGAGTGTGGAAAAAACTGTAAACCTTGATTCATTTTTTAACTGATGGACTTCCTTAAAGATATTGTAAAAGAAATTGGGGGAGAATATACCCAATTAGCGGCAGACATTGATGAGACTGAAAAGTATGTTGACACGGGTTCATACATTTTTAACGCACTGGTTTCAGGTAGCATATTTGGTGGTGTATCTGGGAACAAGATTACTGCTATTGCTGGAGAGTCTAGTACTGGAAAAACTTTCTTTTCTCTCGCTGTGGTTAAGAATTTTCTGGATTCTAACCCCGATGCTTATTGTCTCTACTTTGATACTGAGGCTGCTATTACTAAATCACTTGTAGAATCCCGTGGAATTGATACTTCTCGTTTGGTTGTTGTTAACGTTGTTACTATTGAAGAGTTTCGTGGAAAGGCGCTCAAAGCAGTAGACCTATACTTAAAAAAACCTGAAGGAGAGCGCAAACCTTGTATGTTTGTGCTAGACTCTCTAGGTATGCTTTCTACTGAGAAAGAAATTACTGACGCACTGAACGACAAGCAAGTTCGTGATATGACCAAATCTCAATTGGTCAAAGGTGCTTTCCGAATGCTAACACTTAAACTAGGTCAAGCAAATGTTCCCCTTCTTGTCACAAATCACACATACGATGTCATCGGAGCTTATGTACCAACGAAAGAAATGGGGGGAGGTTCTGGACTCAAATATGCAGCAAGTACGATCATCTATCTCAGCAAAAAGAAAGAAAAGGATGGAACAGAAGTGGTCGGCAATATTATCAAGGCTAAGACTGCTAAATCGCGTCTGAGTAAGGAGAACAAAGATGTTGAAATCCGTCTGTATTATGATGAGCGCGGTCTTGATCGTTACTATGGTCTTCTGGAACTTGGTGAGATTGGTGGACTCTGGAAGAATGTAGCAGGACGTTATGAGATGGATGGTAAGAAAATTTATGCTAAACAGATTCTTGCAAATCCAGAAGAGTACTTCACTGAGGAAGTAATGCAAAAACTCGATGAAATTGCGAAAGAAGAGTTTAGTTATGGGTGCTGAACTAAGAGATCTCATTCATGTTTATGAAAATGTATTAGATCAAGATACTTGCAAATCTTTGATCGATGTATTTGAAAATAATCAAGATAAACATGAAAGAATTGATAGAAATAGATCTCCAAACTTTACTCAGTTTAACTTGACTCAATATTCTGACGATAATAAAGATCTTCACAATCTTGTTATATCAAAAACAATAGAATATAAGAAAAAATATTATGAGTTCATTGATGAAAGGTGTTTCCCTAAAGAAAATGCCTTTGAACAATTTCGTATAAAGAAGTATAATAATGACGGAAATGATGCGTTTGATGCTCATGTAGATGTAATTGATTATGCATCTTCTCGTAGATTTTTATCTTTCTTCTGGTACTTGAATGATGTTAATGAAGGTGGAGAAACAGTTTTTAGTGACCTGACAATTAAACCAGAAACTGGTAAACTTGTTATGTTCCCACCTCTTTGGATGTTTCCTCACCAAGGAAATGCTCCAATCAGTAATGACAAGTATCTATTAAGCACCTATCTTCACTATAAGTAATGGACAAAGTTGAATTTTTGATTCTAAGGAACCTTCTTCATAATGAAGATTATGTCCGTAAAGTAATACCATTTATTAAGTCCGAATACTTTGAAGATACCAATCAGAAGATTGTCTTTGAGGAAATCCTTTCTTTCATTGAAGAATACAATCAACCAGCAACAAAAGAAGTTCTCTGTATTGAAGTAGAGAAACGAAAAGATATTAATGATACTTCTTTTAAGGAAATTGTTCATCTGATTCGGAATCTTGATGATGTTCCTATTGAACTTGACTGGTTAATTGATACTACCGAAAAGTGGTGTCGTGATAGGGCAATCTATATCGCACTTATGGAGTCCATCCATATTGCTGACGGTAAAGATGAGAAAAAGAATCGTGATAGTATCCCGAGCATCCTCTCAGATGCTCTTGCTGTATCCTTCGATACACATATCGGTCACGATTATCTGTTAGATTATGAACAACGTTACGAGTCCTATCACAGAAAGGAGGAGAAAATTGAATTCGACCTTGAATACTTTAACAAGATCACAAAAGGTGGTCTACCTAATAAGACTCTCAATATCGCTCTTGCTGGTACGGGTGTCGGAAAGAGTCTCTTTATGTGCCATGTTGCTGCTTCCGTCTTA